GGTCTCTTCTCCAATCCCTGGCATATCTAGTCACCAAGAAAATATATGAGTGCAAAAGCATCTCATAGGCGAATTTATTGCTAGCATATGTGCCATAAGCATGTCCAAGTATAGAAAGAATCACCTCCCTCACTGTCCGGGTGGTCGACTCTCTACCGTAAGCAGCTCGGATCATTATCTCATTTACCTCCCGATAAGGCAAATACTTTGGTTGTTTTGGGGCTTGGTATGGATTTAGTACGAAGTACTGCTTCAAAAAGCAGGCTCCTCTCTTCACTACTCGGCCCCTATCCACAACTGATAAAAAGGAAACCCCATCATAGATGTCCTTCAAATCTACATCAAAAGCTTCCTTTAAAAACATCTGAAAATTGTAACCAGATAAGTAATGACTCGCAGGTCCATCTCCCTTATTATACAGATGGTCATCTCCGTACAAGACTATCTTTACCTGTTCTATCAGGGAGTCTAGAGCTATTTTATCTTCCTTTGGACATTTTCCTAATTGGTATACGGAGAACAAAAAGAAGTATAGCCCCATTATCCAGGAGTCCATGTGTGAGGTATTAAAGCAACCGGAAGGAACTGTACCGTGATGTTGAACCCAAACATCAGAATAAAGTCTTGTTAAACGGCGCAACAATCTAGGAATTAAGTACTCCAAGATCTTCACCTTTGCCTGGTAATCATCGGATTGGGGGTCCTCATGTACTAGCATCATCTCCATGTAAATCTTCATGAATGCAGCTTTCACTGTTTGATCCATATTTTTCAGGTCGCCCTCAACTAAAATCTTCTTAAAATGATTAGAGGAATCAATTCCCAAACATTTTGCCAGATTATCTGCCCCTCCGTGGGCCCATTTACTGCCGATCTGAATCACCTTTCCTCTTTCTTTCACCATTCTGCCTTTACTCACCAGCTCCTCCATTTTTATGAAGGTAGAGGTTGGAATGTTGAATAGACGCATTTTATTTATCCAATTAGTCCAAGATAGATCGTCATCTTGCTTATCCCAGGAAAAATAATTCTCCACTTTTCCAACTAAGGTCCAGTAAGTTTCAAACTCTTCTCCTGTCTCCAAATAATTTAAAATCTTTTCATAATCATCTTGAACTACGTCTATTTTCTTTCCAGTGGCTGTTATAGTTATGCGCTCACCAGTTGGGAGGGTTGCTATTTTTGTCGCTTGGGGTCTAAGTCCTGCCGCAGATCCCAGATAGCCTTTTAAGCAATTCCTAAAATCTAGCAAACTGCGTTCCTTTCCTAAGTCCTCCGGCCCATACCCCATTACGTTGTAAAAGCGTCGCAGTGCCTCTTGTAAGTTTTCCTTTATCACAGACTGGCCCAAGGGATTTAAG